TCCATGCAGTGAATAATTGATCTGATAATCTGAATAACTGAACCGAAACCGTACCTAAGACGACATTGTAAATCAAGATGCTCGATCGCGTTTTGGTTTTTATAGTTGAAACAAAGGTCTCTAAGGCTCTGCCACCTATCGTAGAAGGTGTCCGTGGCTGATGCGGAATTTAGCGGCAACGATAGCCTTTCGAATTTCTTAATAGGATCGGGTAATAGTAGCCAGCGTTGCCCGTCGAAACAAAAGAATGATGAGCAGAAATATAAGCCTAGACCTTCAAGTATTTTAGCCTCGAGGTTTAAGAAATCAGCTAGCCTCCGAGTGCTTGCCTCTGTGTCAACGGTATCTTTTAAGATGAATAGAGAATCATCTCCGACGAAATATAATGCGAAGAACATATCACGCGTGATCTGTAAGCAGAAAATTGTTGAGAAAACATTAATGATAAGGTTACCGAAGCCAGTAGTGACGGTCCCAGATGTGCGCTGGAACCATAAAAGCAATTTGATCGCGTGCTTGATAACGCGTATCTGCTTCTCTGTATAGCCAAGCTCCCATAGGTAGTTCAGGAAACCGTCGAGACCCAACAAAGTGAACATTAATTTCTCGACGGCATATGTCTCGTCTGACTGCGATTTATCGAACTTTGCGAAATCACATTCGATAGCTTTGAATAGCCGCGGAACGAATTTAGTGAAATGGTCTTCGAGATCTTTGAGGCTCCGACGGATTTGAACACAGACACGCGGGTCTAATAATTGCAAAAAACGCTCGGTCATTTCACGAAATATAGACATGATCAAGTTAACGAAAGTTTTGTGATGGATAACGGTCTGCAAAACCTGCACTTCGCCGAGGACGTCGTTTGAAAGCCTGTTTTTTGGTTCTTTTTTTATGATGCATTCGTACCTACTAATCTCTTCAGACGTTATGATGTCCGGGCAGTGCATAGAGCGATCTTGCTCAAAAGTGTGCCACTTAGACGACCCGACCGCAATCAGGTAATCGTCGATAGCTTCTCTCGAGATTTTTATCGGATTAGCCTGGTATCTCGTGGTGACTTCTCGCCAATCTGGCACGGCAATTTGGGCCATGACATAATCGACGATTTCGACGGCTTGCTCTTCGGGGTTGGCGGGTGCGGACACGCGATAGACGTTGCCGTTGCGTTTTTGCAACGCTAATAGCGTTTGTTTCGCTGTTTGTGGCCTGACGAAAGGTTGCGCAGTCCTCATGAATGAACGAACGTCGTTCCGCTCATTTTGTGTTCGACCGAAGGTTAACCTATCCTTATCCATTTTCCAACTGAAATGGTTTAGGTCAACGTCGATGTCTCCGTGCTCTATTTGCATGTTTAAGAAGTCTTCGGAATACTCGGTGGGGATAGGCATAGAAGCGTCATAGCCGTTCTGACCAGTACGAATTGCATCGTTTGCAGCCGAAACGGGGGCACGATTATATATAGGAATTTTTGAGTCTACGTCAAACCACCTTTTATATGTGGCTTTACGTTTAGCGTTTACGGGCAAGTGTGAATTAGCATAGAAATACCTTTCGCGAATTTTTGCACCTCTGTCGTTATACAAAACGTTGGGTTTCTCGAGTTTCTCACGTATCAGATAACCGGCCTTATTGTCCCAACCTTCTTCGAACATTTCGCTGTCAGTATATTTCTCGAGTGGTGTCTTTGGGGCTTGAGATATAATGCGCTGGAGAACGTCAGTTGTTGTGATAGTCTTGGTGTAGTATGTAAAACTACCGGTATGCCGAGTGATCGCGGAGATTGCGTGGTTCATACTCTGAAATAGCGGTAGGCTCTTGACATTGAGTCTGACCAGGGCAACATTCCTTAGGGTAGAGCCCTGCCACTCGTGTATTGTTTTAACATTCTTGAACTGTTTGTGTCGTTTGAGTTCCTTCTTATCGGCTTGGGTCCAGACCATATAGTGTGCGTCGGACGTGGGGATTTCTGATAAATTCGAAATTTTCTTAACACTAATGCTCCTTTTACGCGGGTTTTTGGTGGTAATATTTTCGCCGTTTGTTAGACGATGGTATTGGGCGCTAATAGTTCGAGCGACGTCTACAGGGATTCTCTTACTACATTTCTGGAAATTGCTCTTACTAGATTTAATGTTATTACGTTTAAAAATGATACCTGCTACCCTACTGATCGCCGGTATTTGATTTGGATCACCGTAACAATACAGGTTCTTACACCTGCTGAAACCGGCGATTAGTTCGACGTAGCCTGCATGAACAACGAACGCCTCGTCGAAGAAAACGTTTTCATACTGCTTACGATCATTGATCAAATATGAGTCGACTGTTTTAACTGGGACGTCTTTATCCATGGTTTTCATACGTAGCCTCGTTTCTTCGGCTGAGCATTTTAGAGCTGTGATAACGATGTCCCCGGGTTGCGCTCTATTGAGGATCTCAGTTGTTTTTCCCGCACCAGCTATCCCGGCGTTAACGACGACGTTACAATTATTCGGAACGTAGTTTCTGACGCTTTTAACGAGTCTCGGGCCTTGGATTAAGACAGTGTGCCTAGAGACCTGCGCTATTTGGGACCTTGTATCGATTATATAGCCGTCGTCAGTATTGTCTATAGTGACGAAATCAGAGCCGTCAAAAGCTAACTCGTAGACCTGGCAACTATCACCAATATCGTCGTAATATGGTTTGAAGAAATCACCGTTACGTTTTAGGTATATAACATCATCTCTCTCGTTTTGTTCTCTTGCTGCCTTCTTTTGCACGACGAGACCGAAAACCGCTAGGTTCCAGTCATACTTGCAACGGTCATTGTTTGCTTTAAATTCTTTTTCCCAATAGTCGCATAATTCGCCAGCCGACGTAGTGATTAAAGGC